GGAGGAGCATCAACTGTTTTTGTTATCCAAATAAATAAATCTCTTATTACAAAATTATAAGCTAATGCTACTCCGCAAACCCATCCTATAAACGGACGCCAACCTGCAACAAATACAGTTCTATGACCAGCTTCAATTTCATTTATTTTAGTTTGTAAAGATATAAGTTCATTAGGATCTAACTCTTTTCCTTTAATAGCTTCTCTAATTTCCCAAGCTAAATTACCCGCTACGGACTTTCTACTATCCCCTCCTTTTAATAAACCTAATAGCAGTTTCCACATATTATGTTTTTTTATAAGCTTCTGCCTCCCATGGTAATTCAGGAGATCCTTCAGACATTTTATCTCTTGGATAAGTTCTGCCTTTCCAATACACATTACGATCATCATAATCAAGATTATTATTTTTAAATTGATCTATATGTATTAGTTCGTGCTTAAGTACTCTTTCTTGTTCTATTGGTGTAAGCTTCATATTAACTAAAATAGTACCATTTCTATTGGCTTTTCCTAGTATTTCAGGACCTAAATCAACGTTATATACTGGTACCCCAATATGTTTATACGGAGCGTTATCTAATTTAAAGGCCATTTAAATTATCTTTGTATGGAAACTTTTTATTAAACCACTCTTTTCTAGCAGAACAGCCGCAGGGGATATTTAAACCCTCTGCGACTCTATCTACAACTCTTTTTATCCCAGTTTTTTTGGTAAATTTTTCTATATCATCACCAAAACCTTTTGATCTCATTATTAAGCTACTGCTATTGCTGTAATTTCAACACTTGATCCTAATTGAACTGTTGCAACTACTCCACCTGGATTAGCTGTTAAAGCACTATTAATAGCGTTTACAATATCTACACCTTTAGCAGTATCAGTAAATGTAACATAAGAACTTGCATCGTGGAAAAATATTGTAGCTGCATCAGAGTTTATAGCGCTATTAGTTCCTTTTTTTACTAATGCAATTTCGTCTGCACCAATAATCATATCCGCTGTATAGTTCAAACTAGAAGCGAAGTTTTCTTTTTTAATCTTGATAAATTTTGCCATGTTTTTAAATTTTGTTGTTGTTAATGTTTATGTTTAGCTTTTTCTACCAAAGGTAACTTTACCTTTCATTTTTGCAGGACTTTTATGTCCCATTTTTGCGGGTGATTTATGACCCATTTTTGCAGGACTTTTATGTCCCATTTTCATAGGAGCTTTCATGCTTACTCCTTTTTTCATAGGTTTTTTCATGTTTACATCTGATTTAAGTGATATCATTGATTTATTTACACCTTCGGTTCCTTGCCCAGCAATATCTTCAAAAGGCATATATTTTAAATCATTATCCATTAATTCTGCTGGAGAACCATACATTGAAATACCATGCTTTGTAATTTTACGGTTGTTTCCAGTGTACTGTCCTGCATAACCTTTTCTCATGCTAATACCTTCTTTTTTATCATGCATAGCATTTTTAAGATAATTAAATCGTGCAGATTTAGTTAGCTTATCATTGTAAGCTTCTTTCATGTCATACTCTTCGGGATTCATAGTTTATTTTTTTTTGTTATTAATATTTTCCTCTCACTGATTTAGGACTAGATTTTTTACTTTTACCGGGACCACCCCATAAAGCTTTACAAGCCCAATACCTTGCAGTTAGTTTGTCTTTTGCACTACTACATTTATGCCTAGCTCTAAATGATTTACGCGCTGCGTCAGAATAATTATGTCCATAACCGCTTGCGCCAAAATGAATTAATTTTTCTTTACCACCTGAGCATGCTTTAACCATTTTTTTCTTACCCGCTTTGTCTGATTTAGTAGGCTTATTACAAGCCATTTTACTCTTATCTGCCATTTTTAATATTAAACCACTTAGTTATAGTATACCCAATTGTAACTACCAACAAAATAATCTTTAACCAAACTTCTATATCCATCATAGTAACGCCTAATGTAAACGTATTTATAGAATATAGTTTAATATCTGCTAAATTCATTATTCTCCTCTTGCAGCTTTTGCTATTTGAGTTATTGGACCTCCTTTATAATAGGTTGGATATTTTTTTAATTCCATACCTGTAATACCAGAGCTACTACCACTTCCCATAGGAAAATTACTAGTGTCTAGTGGTCCATCCCAAACATGAGTTTCTCCAACTTGTCCGCTTAGCTGAGGGTTTGAAATAATTGCTTTACTCTTATCCATAATTATCTATATTTATCTTTATTTACATTTTTTATAGATGTTATTAAAACCTTATCTATATAAGTTTTACCTAACATTATCTTATTTCTTTTAGTACTTGTTGGTATATCTATTTCTCCTAAAACAATTTTATAAATTGTGTTAATTAGTTTTTTTGATTTATAAGTAGTTGTATATATATTATAAGTTTGATCTGATCTATTTCTATGCCTCCAAACTTTTACCCAATTATTTTGCAACAATCTATTCCATCTACGATTGTCCCAACTATAAGAGTATGTTCCTTGTTTAAAATCTTTTATTGTAAACAACTCTATACAATCTAAATATATTAATATTTCAATATCAGCTTCATTTAAGTTATTGTTTTTACTAGCCCATTTACGTATAATTCTATAGTGTTTGAATATGTTAAAAGTTTTCAAATCACTTGGCTCTAGTTTTTTCATAAAACTACAACTACATCTTGAAGTTTAATTATTTGATACAATTCTTTTTTTATTTCTATTTCATGACCAGCGTGTTTATCATAAAATATACTATCTTTTTCTTTTATACCAACAACTTCATTCCCAATCTTGTAAACTAATGCTTTATTGTATCTTAAATCTTCTCTTGTGTTTTCCGTTAACAACAAACCGCCTTTAGTTTTAGCAACACCTTGTTTAGCTTTTTTTATTAATATATTTTTACCTATTACCTTCATTTGTTCTCAAATTATTGATTACACAATCTGTAGATAATATGGTTGTTGCTACTGATGCAGCATTTTTTAAAGCAGTTTTTGTTACTAATAATGGATCAATAATTCCAGATTTAATCATATCGCAAGATTTACCTGTGATAACATTTATACCCCAACCTGGTTTGTTATTCCATACTACACTTAAATTAGCATTTTCTAAAATCGTATTAAAAGGTTGCTCTATTGCATCTAATAAAATTTGTTCAGCTTCATTTTTTGCTTGTACATACTTAGCTGCATTTAATAATGCAACCCCTCCGCCAGAAACTATACCTTCTTTTATAGCTGCTTTAGTAGCAAATATTGCATCTTCTACTCTATGAGCTTTTTCATTAAGTTCTATATCTGTTTCAGCACCAACTTTTACAGTTGCGATTTTAGCTGATAATCTAGCTAATCTTTTTTCGAGCCTAGTAATTTCTGCAGCGTTTTTAGTTTTATTAATATCTTTTTTAATTTTATTAATTATACCATTAACACTTTCAGGTATTGAACTAATTTTAATTACAGTTTCAGTATCTGTTGTAATTGATTTAACACAAGTTCCAAGATAGTCAGGCTGTATTAAATCCATATCATCACCTAAATCTTCATTTATTATTTTAGCTCCAGTAAGTAAAGATAAATCTGTAAGTACATCTTTTTTGCTTACACCGTAAGTTGGTGCATTTATAACATTTACTTTAATATTTCCTTTAACTTTATTCATAGCAAGTGTAGATATAATTTTAGGATCTACGTCTGCTATTATCAATAAAGACTTGTTATTTTTAATTACAAATTCTAAAACTGATTGTATTTTTCTTATTGTTTCAACAGGCGATTCAACTAACAAAACTAATGGTTGGTCTAACTCACACACTCTATTATCTTTTTTTGTAATAAAGTTTGAATTAGTTAAACCTTTATTGTATTGAACCCCATCTATAAGTTCTGATGTAGTTAACGCTTCTTCTGTTGTTTCCATAATAACAACACCAGTTTCGTCAACAGATCTATAAGCATCTGCTATAATAGTTCCAAGTGTTTTATCGTTGTTTGTAGATATACTAGCAACTTGATCTATCATTTTACCTGTAACTTCAACTGAATTTTTTTCTAGGTATTTTATAACTTTATCAACAGCGTTATCAATACCTTGTTTTAGTTTTCTAGGTCCAATATTTTCTAATTCTTTGTAAGCAAAATCTAATATAGATTGTGCTAAAACTGTTGCGGTGGTTGTACCATCTCCAGCTTCTTTTACAGTTTTTTTTGCTGCTTCTTTTATTAGTTTTGCTCCTATATTTTCAACAGGGTCTAATAATATTATTGAATCCGCAACAGTAACACCATCTTTTGTTATAGTGGGATTTCCTGTGTTATCTTCTAAAATAACTCTTTTACCGCTAGCTCCTAGTGTAGAGCTAACGGCTTTTGTAAGTTTTTGTATTCCGTTTAATATCTTAACCCTAGCTTCATGGCCAAAATTAAGATCCTTAACAATTGAGTCAGTCATATTAAATTAAATTAAAGTAAAGTAAAGATATAAATTATTCAAATGTTTTTACAACTTTTGGACCATTTAAAAATTCTAATTTTTTTTCATAATGTTTTATCGATGCGTTTATAGCTTCTTCAGCTCCCTCTATCGTTTCTCTTCGAGTAACATCATTCCACAAGTCATCATTATTTTTATCTTTATATTCTGTTTGATAAAAACCATTTGGTAATTGAACTATACGCCAATTGTTTTTTTTAATAATATGTTTCCATAAATCAATGGTTTTTAAGGATAATTTTGGTTGACTAGACCAACTTTGAGTCTGATAAAAAAGTGTCATAGGTTTTGGTTTTTAATTAATATAAGGTTTTACTTTATAATTACTTGATTTTAATCTCCTTTACAGATACAATCGTTTGCTCCACATGTACATTGTTTTTGCATAAAAGTTTTAGCAGCAGCTCTATCATCATAGTCTAATGCTGCTTTTAAAATTATTTTATCCATTACATCGTCTTGGTTTTTTAACATTTGTTTTTGCAAACTTATAACCATAGCTTCTAAATCATCTTTTGACTTAGTTAAATAATCTATTTGTATTTGTTTTTTTTCTATATCTCCTTTTAAAGAATTAACATCATCTGGTTTTGTTCCAGTTATAGAGCTAATTATTACAGGTATAGAAGCTGCTATAGTACCAATTAACATCATTACTACTTCTTTGTTAGAATCTAAAACAGGAAATTGTAATAAAGTTACAATAATTCCTATAACAAATAGAAAAATAAATAAACTTCCTGCATAAGATCTTATTTCTTTTGCAACGCCGTTTTTTGGTAACATCATTTTATTTTTTATTATTTACAAATTTATTATACAAATGTTGAGCTAAAATAACTTCAGATTTATTTTTCACATCTACATGCTCGGTCATTTTTTTAAACTCAACTATTTTTTCTTGTCTCGACACTGCGCAACTTGTTGTTGTCACCAATATCATAATTATAATCTTCTTCATGTTTGTTTGTTTGTGCTAATATAGCGTTAGTTAGTTTGTCAATACTTTTACGTATTTCTTTTAATTCATTTCTTAATCCATTTGATTTAATTTTTATTTCATTCATGTTTTTATTTTAATTTTAAGCTATTGCCATATATAAGTAAGTTTCATTGTTTTGATTATATCCTATTGTATTATTTTTAAGTTCAAACCCAGTTGGTAAAAAATCTACATTATAATTTGTACTTTCTATTTCAGCTAAGTTATCATTTGGAAATAAAGCATCATTTCTTGGATTTGTTGTACTTCTTTTATTATCTAATATATACCAATAACCCCCCGTTGGCCCGGCAGGTTTTGTTAATAAAAAACTTGGTTCAAATCCGGTAGTAATTATATTGCCGCTTGTAGTTCCGTCACCAGTATAAGTACCTATCTTACTATATCCTGCAACTGAATGCCAGCAGTAGGCAATATGATCATCTCCACTATCATTAATTGTAGGATCATTACCTAATGTTATTACAGATGCGGTTGGCTCTGTATCATTAAATCTTGAAGCTGTTGTAGTAAAAGCATCAGTTAAATTTAAATATAATAAACCTGTTGCGCCAGTTGCTGATGTATTTGAATAAACAGACCAATTATAATTTCCACCATGATCAAGATTCTTAAAAAAAGCAATGTCCGGCTGGGCTCCCAGCCCATGCCCAATGGTTGCTCCGCTAGTCCCGTTGCCAACATATTTCACAATACTAAACCCAGAATCTTTATCGGCACTAACTTGACTAGCTATAGTACCATCATTATTAGTAACTGCAGTTCCTCCGGCTTTCCAATTCCAAGAAACATAATTATCTCCTGAATTATTTATACTTGCATCACCACTTGTAAAAGAAAAGCCATTTGTTTCAAAATCTAATACTGACGTTGGAGATTGAGCAAGAGTTAAATTTGAAAATAAAGCAAAATTGCCTCTTACAGTATCTTTTAATTGATTATTTGATGTGCCATTTCTTTCTTTTATCCAAACTAAATCAGGTGCAAAATTTAAATGACCATTAAAGTTTACATTTGTAGCTGTTCCACTATATGATGTAGCAATACCCCTAGCTAAAGTTGTAACTTGTGCTTGCGTGAGCTTTGTATTGAATATTCTTACTTGGTCTATTAACCCGTCAAAAGGATATTGGGAAGATGGTTTGGCTGAATTTCCAATCATAAAATTTTGACCGCTACTAAACGTTGTGACACTTGTTGTAGATGTACCTAAACTAGTGCCATCTAAATAAACTTCATAAACACCACTGCCTAATGCCACTGCTATATGGTGCCAAGTTTTTGCAGTTACATCTCCTGCTGTTCCAAAATATTGTTGACTAAAACCATCAATAGAAATTCTTAATCTACCATCGCTTGTTGTTCTCCAATACATATCAGCAGATGTAGAGTTCCAATTAGCAAAAAACATTCCTGAATCTAAAGAATCTTCATTTATCCACATTGAAACAGAAAATGGACTTGATATAGAGGATATTCCTGTATCTATTCTACTATTTGATCCGTTAAATACCGCAGCTTGATCAAATGCTCCTCCTTGATAAGTAATATTTGTTGGTGTGCCATTATGCGTATTGTTAGTATCATTTGAATTCCCATTCATTTCATAGAGTACATAACAACCGGCTCCTGCAGGGTAATCAACTGTACTTAAATCTGTAGTAGTTAAAAGACCATTAGCACTAGTGTCCATTGTATATGTTGCTATAGCCGTTTGGCCTGAAGGAAATGCAGCAGTTGTTGCGGTTGCGGCTGTTTCATTATAAAGAGCTGTTATATCTGTACCACTTAATATAGTATTATATATTCTTATTTGGTCTAAGCTTCCTGTATAATAAGCACTACTTCTATTGCCAAATTTTAGTTTAAAATATCTTTGTGCTTGAGAGCCTACTGTATATGTTGTATGTTTTACAGCATTAATATATATGTCCCATTTTCCATCAGAGCTATTCCATTGTACTACTGCGTGATTCCATCCTGCAGGAATATTTGTTTTTGAGTATGTATATGTTCCAACGACATTACTTGTTACAGAAAAGGTTTCTCCTGACATATGCCCAGAGGTAGAACCTAATGCTATTTTTCCTGTAAGACTTGATGTTCCTGCAAATTGCATTATTTCATTATTTGGCGTAGATGAGGTTACTTCCGCCCCAACATTAAACCAAAATGAAATACAACCTGTTGGTATTGTTGAACCATTACTTAAAGCTGAAGGTAATTCTATTTTACTATTACTTCCATTAAAACTAGCTGAGCCATTTATATATCCACTTACAAATTGAGTGCTGCTATTACCTGTATATAACTTTGTATCAAAATAATTAGTTGCTGGCCCCTCAAA